AAGGATTTAATATGTTAGAAAAGTTAGAAAAAGAAAAAGAAGAGTTACTTGCGTCTATGGAACAATCTTTAGCTAATAAATTTGAACGCCTTTATAAAGAAGAGAAAAAGAAAAGACAAGAAGCTGAAGGAGAAACTACCATTGTTAAAGGTATCGGCATGAACTCTCCTGAGATGAAATCTTTACAAGCTGAAAATGAAAAGTTAAAAGCTGATTTAGCTAGAGCTAAAGAAGACCACCAGTTTGATAATCTAGTACACAAAAAAGAATTAGAGGAGAGAAATAAAAAATGAAATATGTTTTTGATATAGAGACAGATGGTTTTTTAAACCAAGCAACTAAAGTACATTGTATAGTCTTAAAGGATATTGATACTAATGAAATTATAAAATTAAACAATGAGGAAGCAGTAAAAAAATTAGAACAAGCAGATTTAATTATTGGACACAATATTATTAAGTTTGATATGCCCGTCCTACAAAAGTTTTATGACTTTAAACCTAAAGGAAAGGTTTTTGATACAATAGTAGCAACTCGTTTGCTCTATCCTGATATAAAGGAGAGAGACTTTAAACGAAATGACTTCCCTACTAACTGTATAGGTAGACATAGCTTAAAAGCGTGGGGTTTTAGGGTGGGCAACTATAAGGAAGTCTTTGACACAGATTGGAAGGAGTATAGTCCTGTTATGTTGGACTACTGCGTTCAAGATGTAGAAGTAACTCATAGTTTATATAGTGCTATTGAAAGAAAAGGTTACTCTTGTCAGGCTATGGAGTTAGAACATGCTGTAGCTTCTTTAATATTTAAACAAGAGCGTTATGGTTTTATGTTTAATAAAGATGAAGCAGTTAAATTGTACTCCAAATTAAACGCTAGGCGGATAGAATTAGAAGATGAATTACAAAAACTATTTCCGCCAAGAGTAGAGCGTACTCCTTTTTTACCTAAAGTGAATAATAAAGCTAGAGGATATATTAAAGGAGAGTTATTTTATAAAGAGAGAACGGTTACTTTTAATCCATCAAGCAGACAACATATTGCTGATAGATTAATTGAAAGATATAAATGGAAACCTAAAGAATTTACCAATGATGGTAAACCAAAACTAGATGAAACTGTTTTGGCTAGTCTTCCTTATACTGAGTCTAAAATATTATGTGAACATTTTTTATTAGATAAAAGGATAGGACAATTAGCTACAGGTGCTCAAGCATGGTTAAAGAATGAGTATGACGGTAGGATACATGGTACTTGTAATACTAATTCAACAGTAACGGCTAGAGCAAGTCATTCACACCCAAATTTAGGACAAGTTCCTAGTGTTACAGTTCCTTATGGAAAAGAATGTAGAAGTTTATTTACTGTGCCGACTGGTAAAAAATTAGTGGGTATAGATATTTCAGGACTTGAAGTTAGATTGTTAGCACATTTTATGTCTAAGTTTGATGAAGGAGAATATTCTAAAGTAGTTTTAAATGGTGATATACATAGTGAAACAAAAGAAATGGTTGGCTTAGAGTCAAGAGATTTAGCAAAAAGATTTTATTACTGCTTCCTATATGGTGGTGGTGTAAAAAAGATAGCGTTAGTAACGGGTAAAAGTTTAAAGGAAGCTAAGAAAATAAGAACACGCTTCTTAAATAATTTACCTGCATTAGATAAGTTATTAACACAAGTACAAACTGCGGCTGAGAGAGGATATTTAATAGGTCTTGATAAAAGACAGATTAAAATTCGTTCAGTTCATGCCGCATTAAATACTTTATTACAAAGTTCGGGGGCGATTGTTTGTAAACAATGGCTTGTTGAATTTAATAAAGTAATTAAAGATTATGTAGACGCACAACAAGTAGTGTGGGTGCATGATGAGATACAAGTTGAATGTCCTGAAGAAGATGCGGATAAGATTGGAAAGTTAGCAGTGGAAGCCATTAAGAAAACTGGTGAATACTTTAACTTACGTCTACCTTTAACGGGAGAATATAAAATAGGTAATAATTGGAGTGAAACACATTAATGAAAAATACTTTTAAATCAGATTTAGAATTTGGTCAGAAACATGAAGACAAAATTTTTAGTCTACTGAAAATGGATAAGAAAAATGCTGAGATTAAAACAGAGAAGTTTGAATCTTGGACTAGGAATGGCAATATGTGTATTGAAGTATCGTGCTATGGTAAACCTAGTGGGATATTTCACCCCTCGCATAAAAAAAATAATACAAAACTTTGGATACATAATTTCTGTGAGGAAGGTAATGAAGATTATACTGGTTCTATTATTTTCAAATTTGATTATGTAAAAAATCTTGCTGAAAATTATAAAAATAAATCAGTAATGGGTGGAGATAATAACATGGCAAAACTTGTACTTGTCCCAATTAAGGAAATATTTGATAGAAAAAATTATAACGGAAAAGGATAAAAATGAAAAGGAGAAAAAAGAAAATGTTAAAAAAGGTACTCTTAATAGACGGAGATATATTAGCATACAGAATTGCTACTGCTAATGAACAATCTACAGACTGGGGTAATGGTTTATGGACACTCCATTGTGATGAGAATAAATGTAAGGTGGATTTAGATAATCATATAGATGATTTAGGTTCTAACTTAGAAGCTGATGATTATATTTGTGCTTTAACTGATAAGAATAATTTTCGTAAAGATGTTCTTCCGAGTTACAAAGATAATCGTAAACAAAAACGTAAACCTATGGTATTAAATGCGTTGCGTGAATACATTATGAAAAAACATAATGGAGTTATTTACAAAAACTTAGAGGCTGATGATGTCTTAGGAATACTTGCAACTGAACCACACCCTACAGAAGATAGGATTATTGTTTCTATTGATAAAGATATGAAACAAATTCCTGCTAAGGTGTGTAGAGATGGAGAACATATTGAAGACATACCTGAAAGATTAGCTAATTATTGGTTTATGATACAGACATTAGCGGGTGATTCTACTGATGGATACACAGGAATACCAAATATAGGTGTAAAAACAGCAGAAAAACTTATAAGGAAATACACTAACGTCCCCCTTTTAGACCTATGGAAGATAGTTAAAGGTATCTATAAGGAAAAAGGTTTCTCTGCTAAAGAAGCCTTGCAACAAGCTAGAGTTGCACATATACTTAGACATAAAGAATACAATAAGAAGACTGGGAAGGTTAAATTATGGCGGATATAATAAAACACCCACCACATTACTTTAGGTTTAAGATAGAGCCGATTACTTTCATCATGCAGAATGAAATTCCGTATGCTGAAGGTAATGCTATTAAATATATATGTAGATGGAGACATAAACACAAAACTAAAGAAGAACAACTGGGTGATTTAAAAAAGGCTATACAATATATTAATTTATTAATAGAGCAAGAGACTCAGGAAAAAGGAGAAGTAAAATTAAAACTTACTGGCAAGACTCCTGAAGAGAAGGCTGAAGAAACTCAAAAAAATTTATATAAAGCATAATGTATAAAATTTTAATACTAGCTTATCTTATAGGAATGAATCCTGTAGCTACGCAACAAACATTTCAAATGGAAGAAACTTATTCTACCATGTCAGAA